GGCAACTCCGGCGGTGGGAACCAGGGCGGTGGTGACGACGGTGACAAGGGCAAGGGTGAGAAGACCCTGACCCAGTCGCAGGTCGACGACATCGTGAAGGGTCGAGTCGGGGAGACCAAGCGGTCCACCGAAGAGGCCATCGCCAAGGACCTGGGGGTGTCGCTCGAGGAAGCGAAGCGCATCATCAAGGCGTCGCAGGACGCCGCCGACAAGGACAAGACGGAAGCTCAGCTGGCCCGGGAGAAGGCAGACCGGGAAGCAGCGGAGGCCGAGGAGACCAAGAAGGCGGCTGCCAAGGAGCGCCACGATGCTGCGGTGGAGCGTGCTCTGCTCCGTGCGTTGCCGAAGGACCTGGAAGACGACGAGCTCGACAAGAAGGTGGCTCGCATCAGCAAGCTGCTCGAGGTCGAGGTCGGCGCCGACGCCGCAGCCATCACCAAGGCGGTTGCGGACCTCAAGAAGGACGAGCCCCTGCTGTTCGGGGTCACCGAAGATGGTGGCGACGACGGCAAGGGTGGGGACAAGGGCAAGACCAAGGTCCCTGACGGAGATCCCAAGGGGAAGCCCCCCGTCAAGAAGGGATCCGAGGATGCGTTCGCACGAGGCCAGGAGCGAGCCAAGGCAGCGACCGGGCGCCCGCAGTACGCTCTGCTCGACAAGTCCTGATCCCTGAACAAGGAGAACCACCATGCGACTCGGCCTCCAGACCGAGACGTTCAGCCCCGGTGAGGACCACACCTGGCTCGGCTCGGCACACGCCACCGACACGGGTGAGTCCATCAACCTCGATGGCGACGCTCTGCTCATCCTCTTCACGGACGGCATCGCCCCGTCCGGCATCCCGCTGATCGAGACGGCGACCGGCTTCACGCTGTTCGACGCCACGACCACGGCCGAGGTCCAGACCCTCACCCGCACGTCCACGGGCGGTGTGGTGCGGTTCACCTCGGCCGGCAACATCACCGGCGACATCGACGCCAGCGCCGCCGTCACGGCTGCGGTCATCCAGGCTGCGTTCGACGCTGCCGGGATCCCCGCCGTGATCACCGGCGCTGCGGGTGGCCCGTTCACGGCCACCTTCGACGATGACGAGGGGAACGTCGCCCTGATCACCGTCGACAACGAGGACGCCACGGGCGGCACGTTCGTCGTCGCCCAGGGTGCCCAGGGTGCCGACAACGACGGCTCCACGGGGCGGGCGGGGCACCTGCTCACCACCAAGGACATCTCCGGCGGCGGCAACGTCCCGGCGAGCCTCATGTGGCACGGATCGGTCGTGGAGGCCAACCTCCCGTCGCCGGTGACCGACCACTTCAAGTCCCTCGTCCCCCAGATCCACTACAAGTAGGAGCCGACCAGATCATGGCACTCATCTACGACCTGGCCGACCCGCAGGAGCTCCTGGGCTTCACCCGTGGCGTGCAGCAGGAGCTGGAGCAGAACCAGTTCGTGCTGAACCAGTTCCTGCCCAACGACAACATCGACGACATCGAGTACCGCTTCATCAGCGGTCAGCTCCAGGACCAGGACGCCGCCGTCGTGCGGGCCTGGGACACCGAGTCCCCCATCGGCAACCGGCAGGGGATCGCCCGCAAGATGGGCGAGCTCCCGCCGATCAGCAAGAAGATGCGGGTCGGTGAGGAGGAGCGTCTGCGCCTCCGCCAGCTGGAGCGGGGCGGCGACGCTCGGGAGATCGTCGATGCGATCTACAACGACGCCGCCAACCTCGCTCGGTCGGTGACCGCCCGTGTCGAGATGATGCGGGGCGAGGCCCTCGAGACGGGCCAGATCGACATCGACGAGAACGGTGTCGAGCAGGTGATCGACTTCGGTCGTGACGCCACCATGGAGCCCGCTGCGCTGGCGGGCACCAACAAGTGGGACGACTACGACGACAGCGACCCCATCGGGAACCTGACGACGTGGGTCGAGGCCTACACCGACCTCAACGGGACGGCCCCCGGCCTCATCCTGACGAGCCGGAAGATCGTCAACCACCTGCTCCGGAACGACCAGCTGCGGACGTACCTCTCGTCCCTGGCCGGCAGCCCGGCCCTCATCACCAACGAGCAGCTGCGGTCCGTCCTGGCTGCCTTCGACCTCCCGCCGATCGTCACCTACGACGTGTCGGTCCGGGTCGACGGCACCCAGACCAGGGTCATCTCCGACGACAAGGTCATCTTCCTGCCCCCGGCCGGTGAGCCGCTCGGTCGCACGTTCTTCGGGACGACGGCCGAGGCCATCGAGCTCGCCGGTGCGCAGCAGATCGCCAGCGACCAGGCCCCCGGCATGGTCTCGGTGGTCGAGAAGACCTTCGACCCGGTGGCGACCTGGACCAAGGTGGCGGCCATCGCCCTGCCCGTCCTCGTCAACCCGAACCTCACGCTCGTCGCCGACGTCATCTAGTCGGCGCCCGTCGTCGGTCTGGGGGTTGGGGTCGCCCTCGGCCCCCAGATCGGCATCCCAACAAGAACCGGAAGAGGAACGATGGCGAAGAACCCGAAGTGGTGGAAGGATGCTGACGGTGGCGATGGCGACACCGTCGACGAAGGCACCCGGAGCACCGAGAAGACCAGCGGCGGGTTCGACCCGTCGGCCTTCGATGGCAAGAACGTCGACAAGGACGCCCTCAACCACGAGCAGCTGGATGCGGTGATCGCCCACCGCCAGCTGGACACGACGGACCTCGCCTCCGACGCCACCAAGGCGCAGAAGGCGGAGTTCATCAACAGCCAGAGCGTCATCTAGCCATGGCGCTCACCCAGGATCAGATCGTCACCATCCGCCGGTCCGTCGGCTCCAAGCCTGACGACGCCGCTCTCGACGTCATCTACGCACGCAACGGTGGCTCGGTCGACGATCTGATCCTGGAGGTGCTGGAGACCCGTCTCGCCGACCTCAGGGCTGCTCCGGACAGCTTCTCCATCCCCGGCGAGTACAGCCAGAGCACGAGGGGCCAGATGGACTTCCTCGAGAAGCAGATCGCTGCCCTCGGCGGTGGAGCCGGTGGGGTCGTCACGATCCTCGACCCGGCCCCCCAGAACCCGAGGTAGAACATGTTCTACGCCGGAGTCTTCTTCATCTGCTTCGGGTTCTGGCTTGGCTTCGGCTGGCTGGCGACCGTGGTGGGCGACCCCGACCGCAAGGTGCTCAGCGCCTTCCTCGGGATCCTGCTTGGCCCGTTCGGCGTTCTCATCGCCGCAGTGGTCGGGCTGAAGAGCTAGGCCATGCCTCAGCCCGCAGAGCTCCTCGGGCTGGAGCACCCCCTCCTGCTGGCCTACGCCCAGGCTTGGGACGAGATCCTGGCCGAGCAGGAGGCGATCGCCGCTGATCCTCTGCGGTTGGCCCGCCAGCGTCGGCTGCGAGAGATGCAGCGCCGCATCGGGACGATCCTCGAGAACCTCGACGCCCGCACGCTCGAGTGGACCACCCACACCTTGCCCCAGAGCTATGCAGCCGGGGCCGTCCTGGGCGCTCAGCAGGCTGGTGGAGAGTTCGTGTGGAGCCAGATCCACCAGGAAGCTGTGCAGGCGCTGGTGGACCGCACCTACAGCGACCTCCTAGAGGCCACGAAGTTCACGGCCAAGACAACGAAGGCTCTCGTGCGCACGATCGTGCGTGACCAAGCCATCCAGAAGGCGATCCAGGGGCGAACAGCTGTCGATGCGGGCAGCCGGGTGCGCCAGATCCTGGCGAAGCAGGGCATCCACTCCGTCGTCTACAAGGATGGTTCCGTCCACGGCCTGCGAGAGTACGGCCAGATGACGATCCGCACGATCTCGGCGACTGCCTACAACGAGGGAACTCTGAACGCAGCCCACAGTCTCGGCGTGACGTACTGGGAGGTGTTCGACGGGCCGGACTGCGGCTGGACGACCCACGAGGATCCGGAGACGGCCCTGGGCAAGATCGTCACCCGAGACGAGGCCCTGTCGTGGCCCATCTCCCACCCCAACTGCCGTCGCAGCTTCGGCGCCCGACCCGACCTCGTCGATCCGGCTGCGGCCGCTGCTGCCCAGGGCGGACAGGTCCTCCCCGAGCAGACGGCAGCGGTGCGTGCCGCAGACGGGGAGCGAGCAGCCGCTCAGAGCCGCCTGGAGCGCCGTCGAGCGTCCCGAGGTACGACGGACAGGGTTACCGCCCGAGAGCAGCGTCTAGCGGCGAGGAGGGCCTCCTGATGGCGGCGGAGGACTTCCTCGAGGCTGCGATAGAGGCCGATCGTCAGCTGGCGCTGTGCGAAGGCGAGAATGCCCGCCTTCGAGCGATCGTCGTCAAGCTGTTCAAGCAGGCCCCGAGCCTCACCGATGACGAGAGTCGTCTGGTCACCAGGATCATGCGAGAAGCCGATGCCCCGGCGGACGAGTAGGCTGTAGCGCCCATGGGACTCACCCCGTTCGACATCTCACTCGCTCCCGGCGAAGGTCGGGTCGTCGTCGACGGCCAGGACGTGTCGTCTCGGGTGACTCGGGTGACGATCGACGCACCTGCCGGTGAGATCCCGAAGGTGTTCCTCGAGCTCAACGGACAGGGAACCCTCGAGGGGGAGGGCATCGTCCACATCGTCAAGGACCAGGACATGAGGGAGATCGTCGCTGAGTTCATCAGCAACGTGGATCCCAGTGCCCTGGAGGCGGCAGCGCTGGAGAAGCTCGGCGGGGGCCTGAGTGCCCCGATGTCGACAGGCGAGGCCTTCCTGGAGGCCCTGAAGGGGTACGTCCGTGGCGACGACAACGGGACCTGACCTGACCACCGCCCGTGAGGCGGTCGAGGCCCTCATGGATGACACGTGCGTCATCCGCAGGGATCCCGAAGGTGTCACCGACGACACCTTCGACGAGGACACCGGCGAGCTCAACCCTCCCGATCCGGACGAGTCCACGATCTACGACGCCGACACCCTCGGTGATGGGGACCGGGCTCTGGGTGGCAGGTGCAAGTTCTCCCCCTCCAAGTCGGCCATCCCGAACCGGCAGGGTGGTCTCGACATCAAGGTCGGCGAGTACAACTGCGGGCTGCCGTGGGACGCTCCGGTCGTCGAGATCGGTGACGTGGTCGAGTGCCTCTCGTCTCGCAGGGACCCCGAGTTGGTCGACAAGCAGTTCACGGTGAAGGACGTCGTCTACAGCACCTTCCTGGTGAGCCGCAAGCTGCTCCTGGAGCTCCGGCGATGAACATCTTCACCGATGCCAGCCGAGTAGTCTCGGAGATGCTCTTCGAGTCCGCAGCCGTGCAGAAGACCGTGCGGGACAAGATGGTGCACCACGGCCAGCTGCTCCGGACCCGAGTCATGGCGAAGGCCAGCGGGCGCCCTGGGCCGAACACCATCACCGGCGACTACCGGCGCTCCATCTCGATGCAGGTGGAGGAGGTTCCCGGCCGGACGACCGTGACGGTCGGCACCAATGCTCCGCAGGGACGTCGGCTCGAGTTCGGCTTCAACGGCGTGGACTCCCTGGGCCGGGCGTACAACCAGCCTCCGTTCCCGCACTGGGGGCCTGCTATCGATGAAATCGTGCCCGGCCTGGTGAAGGACCTGGAGGACGCAGTCAAGTGATCGATCGACGCAAGGTCACCACAGCGTTCGTCGAGATGCTGACGTCCGCCACCGACATGCCCATCGGCCTCGGCGAGGCACCGGACATCCTCCCCAAGAAGCCTTGGGGTGTTGTCCACGTGATCGAGGGTGGCGGGTTCGACGGACCTCCGCTCACAGATCCTGACGCCGATGCCGC